CACGGTTCCTCAGGCAGTAGCTTTAGCTCTGGATGCTGGTATTACTGATGGCGAGTTTGGTAAGAATATCAATAAAGCTGGTGCTGGCGTTTATAAATATAGCGTATCTGCTGTCAATAGATACGGCGAATCCGCTCCTGTAGATACCAATGCTGATGCTACTTTGGGTGCTGGAGACCTGACTAAAGGTGTTAAGCTTACTATAACTAATGCTGCAGCAGTAACTTATTCTACTGACTTCTTTAGAGTATACAGGACTGAAAAGAATGGTACAGCTAAACACTGTATAGCCGAGATTCCTTGTGCTAATAACGCTGCTGGGGCTGTAGGGGCTACATTTACTGATAAGAATGCTACTATGCCTAACACATATACTGCCTTCATGGGTCAGTTGACTCCTGATATTATTGCGTTTAAGCAGTTAGCTCCTATCATGAAGATGGATTTAGCTATTCTTGGACCAGCGTATAGATGGATGATTCTGCTTTATGGAGTTCCCCAGCTTTATGCTCCCGCCAAGTGGTGTAGATTTACGAATATTAAAGCTGATGATAGCTTTGGTAATTGGGTTACACCCGCTTAGTTAGTAATAATAAAGTAAATTTAATTGAATAACTACTGATATAAAGGGTGTATAAGGGATAAATAAATCATTCCTTTATATGCCCTTTTTGTTAAAGATAGGAGGATTTGTAAATGGTCAAGATTCAAAACGATAAACTGAGGAATAGATTGGTTGCTACTGCTATAGGTCAACTTTATTTTGATCAAGATGGCTGCTGTGAATTAAATGATGATGATTTTGCTATCCAACTAGCAGATATAGAAGGGTTTGCTATTGTAGACACCGAATCACATATGGAAGAAAATACATCAGTATTAGAACAAGAAAACGAAATAGAAGAATCAAATGAAGAATCAAATGAAGAATCAAATGAAGAATCAAATGAAGATTTGAGTGTAGGGGCAGAAGAAGAAACAGAAGAAGAAACAGAAGAAGAATTTGCTTATTTGAACGAAATGACAATAAATCAATTAAAGACTTACGCTAAACAAAACAGGATAGATGTGAAAAGAGTTGATAGAAAGGACGATTTAATAAAGGTTATTATTAGTAACCTATAAAGGTGGTGTCCTTAATTGTCTGAGCCTAATATTATAAAGTCTTTTCCCAAAGATTATCAACCGAGAGATTTTAATCTTGGTTCCTTACTAGATCCAGAAGAACTAAAAATGTATTACTTGTTTGGTATAGACATGTCTGGTCCAGATGGAACTCCCTTCCCTGAAGAGCTGTATATGCATTACTTAGAAGCTTCAATGGAAGAAATGGAAGGTATGCTAAATATACAAATAAGACCTAAAACTTTTATAGACGAACAACATGACTATTTTGCTAGTGACTATACCAACTGGGGCTTTCTTCAACTGTGGAAGAGACCTGTTAGTAAAGTTTCTAGTTTAAAACTAAGTTATGGTAATGCTCAAGGGTTCACTATACCTACAGAATGGATAAAGCTAGATAAACGCATGGGTCAAATAAATTTATTCCCTACAGCAGGGACAGCAGGGGGTTTAATCATAGGAAATAATGGTCTTATGATAGGCTTATCTTCTTATTGGCAGTATGCTCCCATGGCTTGGAAAGTTAGTTATGAAGCTGGATTTGATGTTATACCTTCTGATTTAAAGAACGTTATATATGAGAAAGCTACCATTGGAGTTATGAGTGTTTGGGGTGACCTAATTATAGGGGCAGGTATAGCTAGTCAGTCTATAGGGCTTGATGGTCTATCCCAATCAGTATCTACTACTCAATCTGCTATGTTTTCTGGTGCTTCAGGCAGAATCGAACAATATAGAAAGGATTTACAATTACAAATACCCATGTTACAAAAGAAATATGGTAATTCTCTCATGGTAATAGTGTAGAGAGGTAGGTGATACTGTGGAAACTGCAGCCAGTTTACAGGTAGATAAGTTTGATAATCTCATAAAAAACAGAGGCATGAAGGTACTATGGGAAAGAGCGTTAATCTGTAGTTGTTTGACGGATAGCGGGCAACCTAACTATAATTGTATCCATTGTAAAGGTACTGGATTTGTGTATTTATCAGCCATAGAGACTAGGGTACATGTTCAAAGTTTAACTGGAAAGAATGAACCTACCGAGATAGGTATGACTGAACGCGGTACTGCTTATGTCACCTCTTTATCTACTGAAATAATGGGGTATCACGATAGACTAACTTTCGTTGATTTTAGTTGTAAGTTGTCTCAAGTTATAACTTTTGACAAAGACGGAAAATCCACATTATTACACAAACCCTCTACAGAAATGCTTGGTTTCTTTACTGACGAGATAAAAAACTACTATATATATGATGACTATGAACTTACTGAAGATTGCCGCCAGATAACCTGGTTGAACTCCTACAATAAACCTCCTGAAGGTACGCAAGTGTCTGTGCTATATTACACTAGGCCTACTTATTTTATACTTGATGTAATACATGAACTACGTGGAACCATAACAGATTACAAAGTAACAGAGTCAACTTTTGTGGAGCTTCCAAAACAGTATATGATAAAGAGAGAGGATTTTATTTATGTCTAATATCATTACTGCTGATATTAAATTTAAGTTCCCCCAAGAGTTAGAAAGCAAGGTAGAGATAGCAATAGAACAAGCAGTGGTTACTACTCTCAATATAGTTAGAGATAGATGGTTAAGAGAAGCACAAAACAAGCTCAATTCTACCAGAACTGACTACTTGATGGGACTAGATTTTGATTCCATAGAACACCCATATTTAGGTGATCCATTTGCTGGGGCTGTGGTATTGCGAGGCAAATGGCCTAATATGTTAGAAAAGGGTTTTAGTGCTTTTGATATAAAGCAAGGATTCAGCAAAAGTTCTAAGAAGCATATAAAACCAGACGGAGGATGGTATTTAAATGTGCCTCTTAGGCATAGTACTCCAGGTAGTTTCATGTACGGAAAGCCTATGCCAGTAGATATTTATACTCAAGCCAAAAAACTACCAAACCGTGGTAGTATTTCAGTTAAAGGAGGAATAAAAACTTCTTGGACTGGTTATGTTCATAAAGCCAATATTCACGACAAACTTACTAGAATTATAAAAGACTATGGAAAAACCAAGCAATCAACTTATATGACTTGGAGAAGAGCTAGTAATACTTCTGATCCCGATTCTTGGTGGCATCCTGGATTTGGTGGGGTTAATATATCTGATAACTTGCAGAGTTATACAAGAAATATGTTTGTTAAAATTCTAAAAGCCAATATTAAACAAGTTATTGGTTAAAGGCAGGTAATAACAATGATTATTGTGTTGGAAGATATACTGAAAAATGTAATAGAAACTCAACTAAGTACTGTGAAGACAAATACAGATATTATTAACAGAGTATTTACTTCTCCTGCTTTAAACGAGTTTAAAACATTTATTTCTAAAAATAGTATCAAGGTTATCAAGGGTTTTCCCCGGGAACCAGCGGTACTTCCTTGTTATTGTATCATACTAGGCCAGGAGAGTGAAATACCTGAAGGGCTAGGCGATTATATAGATAGCGACCTAGAAGATTCTGAAGTGAACATAGGAAACAAAATCGATGAAATATTGACAGTAGAGCATGATCACATCTTAGGCAATTTTGTACGGATAGCAAGTGTACCATTAAATAGAGTCATATCAATAACAGAGACTGATGACTTTTATGTGTTGAATTATCAATTAGGGTTAATTGGAATCTCTGATGAGAATATAAATCCAGGAGACAGTCTGACCATCTCCTATGAGTACTTTAAGGAAGAAACTGATTATTACGGTATTTTAACTAATAATACCTATCGCATTGAGTGTTGGTCAGAGAATGCAGATTTAACGATTTATATGTACTATTTACTTAAATGGATTTTACTTAAAGAACGTAACACTCTCACTAATTCAGGTATGATTTTACCATCTCTAAATGGTAATGACTTTGAACCAGTACCAGAATACTTTGCTCATTTTGTGTTCAGAAGGACCATGAATGTTAGTTGTAAAGTTGAGAGTACTTATTCTATAGGTACAGGATTAGTTCAGGAAATTAATGTAGATATTATAAAGGAGGTTGAAGATTAATGCCAGTTTTCTTTAACGGGGCCACCATATCTATACCAGGAGCATATTCTAAAATAGATGCTAGTGGTATGGTTACTGTTTCGGCAGGAGGACAAAGGATTTTGGCTATAATTGGTGAAGCAGAAGGAGGTATTCCTCAAACTCCCATTTATTTCAATAATCCTATAGCTGCTAGAAACACTTTTATAGCGGGTGATCTTTTGGAAGGTATGAAAGTCTCATGGAATCCTTCTAATGAATTACCAGGTGCTGATATAATTGTTGGTATGCGTGTAAATGCTGCTACCCAAGCTTCTCACGTTTTATTAGGTTCAGACGTAGCAGAATCGCTGAAACTTACTTCTAGGGTATACGGCAGTATCTATAACTATGAAGTAAAAGTGATTGATAATACTGGTAAAAGAACTCTATGCGTCAAGGAGACTACTACTGGTGCTGAAGAATCTACACCTGAGTGTACTACGTTAGATGAATTAGTAGGATACGTCAACAACAAATTTAATCTTGTAACCGCCACCAAGTTAGGCGCAGAGTTACCATCCATTGAAGCCTCTTACACTCCCTTTGAAACAGCAGGAACTAATCCTGCGCCTGTAAGTACTGATTGGGAAACTTGTATAGAGAAGTTGGTTTCCTTGGTTCAAGTAGACGGCATTGTTCCTTTCACTGAAAGTGAAACAATACAAACTCTTTTTAAGAATCATGTATTATCCATGTCTGCCCTTAAAATTAGGAAAGAGAGACGAATATTTGTTGGTCACCCTATAGGTGAAACCGTTGAACAGATAAAAACCAGAGCCTTCAACCTTGGCACAACTAGAGCAGTATTATGTACTCCTGGCATAAAGCTCTCTATAGGTGGAGAGGTAGTCACTAAGAGTTCATTGTATACTGCGTGTGCTGTAGCAGGTCTTTGGGCTGGCGGCGACCCTGCTGAACCGCTGACTTTTAAGTACCTAAATTGTTTGGGATTGGAAAAAGAATACAATGATTTAGAACTGGAGTCCTTGTTAAATAGTGGGGTACTACCATTACAGACAGCAATAGGCAAGGGGTATAGGATAGTACAAGCAATAACCACTTATTTAACTGATGCTAACTTGGTTTATAGAGAACTTTCCATGGCCACAGTAGCAGACTTAATGAGTAGAAATATTCGGTCTACCCTGGAAGATATGTATGTTGGTAAAAAGGGATTAGCTGATTTACCAGCTTCTGTGAAAAATACTGTTACTTCTCTTTTATCGCAATTTGAAAAACTTGGATGGATTGCAGGTAGCGAATCTGTCCCTGCTTTTAGGAATATTGTAGTATTTAAAGAAGCTACTGTTGTGAATGTGGAGTATGAAGCTAGTATTGCCGAACCTAATAACTTTATATTGATCACTTCACATTTTAGGTCTGCTAATGTTGCTTAGTTTCAGTAAACTCAATAAGGGAGGGAAATAAATGTCTACTGCTGCTAAACAGACAGTCCATTCTGGGGTAACAATAAAAATCAAGCTTAAAGGTAAAGAGATAGGTAGAATTCAGTCTATTGACTCCAGACGTTCTTTTGGACAAGAGGGAGTATACGAGATTGGTTCTATAATGCCTCAAGAACATGTAGCTAACAGGTATGAAGGTAGTGTAACTGTTGATAAGTTTTTTGTGAAGAAAAAAAGCTTAAAGGATGAGGGTATTGCTGCTACAGGCGAAGATATTCTCAAGATGGACGTTATAGATATTGAAGTAACTGACAAAATAACAGGGGACGTAGTAAGAGTGTATGAAGGTTGTTCTCTTCAGGATTATTCTGAAAGGTTTTCTGTGGGAGCCATAGCTGGAGAAAACGCTACTTGGTTGTATTTGAATACTAGATAGTTATATAGATAAAAGATAGGAGGAAATTGAATTATTATGAATAAAGTTGAATTAGGAAAAGAAATTAGACAGGGTGGTTCCAAAACTTTCAATTTAGAATTTGTTTATATTCAGGAAGACGGTTCTACCCTGTCAGGTAACTTTGTCTTTAAAAGACCCAACGTAGGAGAATACATCCGCATAGGGGTAGAAAAGGCAAAATACTTGAAAAAGCATATAGCAAAGTATTATCAAGATTCTCAGGAAGAAGAAAGTTTTGTAATAGGTGTAGAGGATATTGACCCTACCATAAGAGTATTGGCTGAAATGATGGCTACTTTAAAAATTGTTTCTATCGAATACCCAAAATGGTTTAAGGACCCAGAATCTTTAGAAGACGTTAGTATTATATATAGGCTTTATGAGGAGTATAATCAGTTGTTAATCAACTTTCGTGGAGAAAATAAACAATAATCTTGAGTCAATAGCCCAACAACCTAATGAAAGAAGACTTTGGTGGGTGCGTAAATTATATAATTTACCACCCACTGACCCTAGATATCTGGAGTTAACAACAGAACAAATAGACCTGGAATATGAACACTTTTTATTGGATAACCCAGAGTTAAAAACCGCTCAATCTCAATCTTATTCAGACCCAGACTATGACGAAACAGAAAAGAATGAACTCAAGAAGATAGCCCAAGAAGCTCAAGAAGATGACTGGGAAGAAGTAGAATTTGAAGACTAAAAGTAGGTGGTAAAATGGCTGAGGAAGTAAAGGTTGGTATAAGAGCTGAGTTTTCACAACTCAAAAGAGAGTTCAAGGAGTTAGACACCTCAGTAAGAGGTCTCCAAACTACTTTAAAGCAAGGGGTAAAGCAGGATTTCTTGACTCCTTCCCAAAGTAGACTTTTGACACATACCTATAAAGAGTTAGAAACAACTCAGCAGAGTATCAATAAACTATTAGAACAAGAAGGGAAAAAGATTGAAGAAATTCAATCAAGAATGCGTCAGTCTTCAGGTAAACAACAAGAGGACTTACGAAAGGAAATAGAGCGCAGAAAAGAATTGGTAAAACTCCATGAGAGGGAGTTGGAACTTTATAGAAACAAAGGTTCTTCTCTTCAATCTCAGTTAGGTGATATTAAGCCTCAGCAAAGTGTTCAGCCTTCATCTCCTAGTAGCGCAGTTCCCGGTGCTGCTGTGTTGGGTTCTCTTTTAAAATCTCCAATTTTAAGAACTGCTATGGGTTTGGTGGGCTTAACAAGCGTGGGAGAAATGGTGTCTAGAAGCATTTCTGGGGCTATGGAAAGGCAGAAAACCATCTCTGATTTAGGTATGAGAATTGGCGGTTCTCGTCCTAATTTTGAAGGATTACGCAAAACTATAAGAGATACTGGTTTGTCTTCAGGGTATACTTTGCCTGAAAGTGCAGCCATTGTTGAATCCTATACCGCAAGAGGTGGGGGTATTACTGCCGGAGATCAAAAGGCAATTCAAGCGTTTTCACGTTCTTTTGGTATGGATGCTATTGGCACAGCATCCAGTTTAGGTGTAATGAGATCCATGGGGGCTTCTAATATAGGTCAACAGAGAGAATTTGTAGATATGCTGGCTTCAGCTATAAATAAAGGAGGCATGAGAGAACGTGCCGCTGAAGCCATGGAATCTACTGCTCAAGTTATGAGTTCTGCTATGAGAATATTACCTGATTTGAGTACTGGATCAAGTAGCATAATGGCGTTACAAACAGCACTAAATCAGACAGGTGTTCCCGGTTTTCGTGGTCAATACGGAGCCAATTTAATGGGACGTATAAATGATTCCATGCAGACACAGGAAGAAGCTAAGCAATTTTTCATGATGCGCTCAATAGGTTATGGAACTACTAAAAGCTATATGGAATCTAAGTATCAATTAGAAGAAGGCATAACAAAACCAGAAAACCTTGCTGCTATATTAAAAAATATAGAAATGGCCCCAACCCCAGAACTTAGAGAATTGCTAGCTACCAACCTCATGCCTTTAAGTTTACATGAATATAGAGCACTAAAGACCGGAACAAATAATTTTCAGGACTTGTCAGCAGATAATATAGGCAAAATACAGAAAGAACTACAAACTGGGGGAGCTACTTCTGAAGGAGAAGACATGTGGTCTTCTTCTACTGGCGCTTGGCTAACTAAAGTGGATGCTCAATTGGAAGAAGCCTTGGCAACCTTTGGTAATGGTATGATAAAAGACCTTTATGTTATGAAACAACTTACTGCTAGTATGGTTGGAGACTTCGCTGGGTTATTGGGTTCTGATAATACTAGAGGGGGAATATTTGGTTCCGAGTCTTTACCGTCTTTGACCACTTTAGTTGCTGCCGGTACTGGAGTGGCCGCAGGGGGACT